TGTTACAAACCTGTAATATATGTAACATTTTACAAGTAATTGCTTCCTGGGGTATTGACAGGGGTGGCTTTGTGAGTATAACTGCGTAGCAGTAGCAGCAGAGTTATAACACTTTAAGTTAAAACACTTAAAAAAGAGTAATACTTAAAAGTAAAGTAGTACTTTAGAAGAGTTATAACTTTATATAGAGTGTTGTAAATGGGTTAGTGGACATAGGAAGAGTTATAACACTATAGTAACACTTTGTTCTTGTGTAACATGTTTGTAAGTGATATACTTTCTTTAATGTAACACTTTCTCATAAGTAATAATCATAATTTGTGTTACAAACTGGTACGTGTTGCAACGCTTAGTGTTGCTCTCCCCCTTGTCTCCTCTCTCAATACTTGTAGTTTGCGGCACGTACCACTTTTTTACGTGTATTAATGTATTGACAATGAAAAATAAAAACATACAACTATATGCATCTGATAATGTAATAGAAGAGTTTTACAGTGCTCTTGTATCAGGTGACGCAGCACGTTTGAGGCGTGTACACATTCCTAAGAGTGACGTATTCTATGTAAGGGCAGCTATAGAGGCTGACACTGGCATTAGGTATTCTTTAGATCACGTAGAACGTGCTATGTACTTAGAGGGCCACTTACCTAGAAGAGACGTATTAGATCCTGACAGAAAGCGGAGCTACGGCTAATGCCTTATATGACTAACGGTAAGCGTGACTACAAGAAGCAGAACGCTAAGTATGACAGTAAGCCATCCGTAAAGAAGGATAGGGCTTCTCGTAATGCTGCACGTAAGGCTATGATGGCTGGTGGCTTAGCTAAGAAGGGTGACGGTAAGGATGTTGACCACAAGGATGGCAACCCTCGTAACAACAAACGTTCTAACTTGCGTGTACAGACTAAGGCTAAGAACCGTAGTGTAGCCCGTACCAGTGGCAACAAGAAGAAGGTGTAGCGCACATGGCTAACGAGACTCGCAGAGAAAAAGCTATACGCAAGACTACCAAGGGTAAGAACGCTAATTACCGCAAGACCAGTGAAGGTGCTGGTATGACACCTAAAGGTATAGCTGCACATCGTAAAGCTAACCCAAAATCTAAACTACAGGGTGCTGTGACAGGGGAAGTCAAGAAGGGTAGTAAGGCTGCAAAGCGGCGTAAGTCTTACTGTGCTAGGAGCGCTGGGCAGATGAAGAAGTTTCCAGAGGCAGCTAAAGATCCTAACTCTCGTTTGAGACAAGCCCGTAAACGTTGGAAATGCTAAGGAGTATATGCAGTTTTGAAGAGTCAGATTAAGAAGTTACCTAAACGTAAACGCCCTATTCAGAAGCTCAAGAAACAAAGATACTTACAAAAGAAGAAAGACAAGGAGTTTGACGCAGGTGACACTTATATCGCACCTTCCGCTGCCTAGTATGCCCTTTCAGACACATGAGAATATTGTGTTTGAGAGTCAGGACAGAGACAGATCACATAAAGCTAATGTAGAAGAGAAGCCAGAGGTAAACAAGGTTACGCCTGACACTGCAGTAGAGGATCTTAAATTAGTTAATCAGAAGTATGCATACCACCCTGATCCAAACAAGCTTAGAATGCCTGATGGTCAGATTGTAGACTTTATCATTGCTTAGGGGTAGGCGGTGCAAATTGAGAGAGAGACAGTATGGATCCTATTACAATCGCTATGGCGAGTTTCAGCGCCGTTAAAGCAGGGGTTTCTGCCGGGAAAGAGATAACTTCTTTAGCCAAAGACATTGGTAGTTTATTCCAAGCAATTGATGATATTAAGGATGACCACAGTAAGAAAAGAGATAGTGTCTTTGCTAATTCCAATGAGGAAGCGCTATCTACCTTTGTAGCTCGTAAAAAAGCCGAAGACATGGAAGAGGAGCTACGTCAGATTGTGATAGCTACTCGTGGTTTCAGTGCTTGGGGTGAATTGGTAGAGTTACGCAAAGAGATACGTGTACGTAATAAGAAGGAACGTGAAGAGAAGCGCAAGAAAACGCAAAAGATGGTAGAGAATATACTTATTTATGGTGGTATAGGTCTAATACTTTTATTTATTTGTGGTTTTGCGTTACTAATCCTACTTAAATACATGGGAAAGATATAATATGGCTACACCAACTAACAAAAAACTTTATGCGTCTGTAAAGGCAGCAGCTAAAAAGAAGTTTAAAACATGGCCTAGCGCTTATGGGTCAGCCTGGTTAGTTAAGGAGTACAAGCGTAGGGGAGGCAAGTATAGTGGCTCAAGCAAAAACAAAGTCGCGTAAGACAGGCCACCTAATACAGAGCCGTAGAGGTTACGCTAAGGGTGGCTTAGGTAAGTGGTTTGGTGAAGAGTGGACAGATGTAAAGACCGGCAAAGAATGTGGTCGCTCAGGTAGTAAAGACTCAGGTAGACCTTACCCTGCATGTAGACCTAAAGCTGTAGCTAGTAAGATAAGTAAGAAAGAAGCTGCTAAGAAGACTGGCCCTAAGAAAGTGAATTGGTCAACGACTGCATCAGGTAAAAAGAGGAATGCGTAATGGCAAAGAAAATTTGTCCTAAGTGTAAAGGCAAGGGTTGCTCTCATTGTGGGGGTACAGGTTATCATAAAACAGGAATGGCAAAAGGTGGTGATATGGGTAAGAAACCAATGAATGCTGGTATGGCAGCACTAAAGAAAGAAGCTCCTGCAGTGGCTAAAAAGATGGGCTACATGGGTGGTGGTATGGCTAAGAAGAAGATGGGCTATGCTCATGGTGGTCTAGCTTGTGGCGCTGATGTTCCAGCAAAAAACCCTGTTAAACGTGGAAAATCGTAATGGCTAAATATTACGATAAGTATAAGAAGCAACTTAATGCTGCAGGTTACACTATTGATAATGATGGCATGGTATGGGATTCTAATGGCAACCAAGCAGCAGGTGAGGATCGCTTTGGTAACGTGCAAAGTAAAGACCCTAACGTTACCCAGATCTGTAAGGACGCAGAGGCATCAACTTTCTTTGATAAAGTAAAGAAAGTTTCTATTCCTAAAAAGAAGAAAGCTAAGTTGTAACTATGGTAGAGATACGTGCATATACTACAGACACAGAGGCAATAACTATCACCGCTACATCAGGCGGTGCTAGTGCTAACGTTATATATACGTGTCCACCTAACCATGACGCCACTATAGATTTTCTACATATATCTAATGGCTCAACATCCACACAAAACGTAACTATCCAGTGGTATCACGCAGACACAAACACGTACCACCACATCATAAATGATAAGTCTATTTCTGGTAAAGATGTATATAATATAATTAACGCTGATAGGATTCACTTACATGCTGGCGATAGTATTTCAGCCTTTGATGGTGCAAGTGGTAGCTTAGAAGTATTTATCTCAGTACGTCAGTACTATAACCCTACGCGATAGCGGGTATGCACATTATGTATCTACTATAGCGCTAACATATAAGTATAACTATCTCCATGCACACACAGCAAAAGGAGATAGTGCAATGTTTAAGAATTTACTGACACGTATTCAGAATCACCAGCAGCGTAGAGCAGACTACTGGATCTTGAAGAATATGTCTAATAAAGAGCTACATGATATAGGTATTTCTCGTGGTGAGATATACAATCGTGTATACGGTGAGTATAAGTGAGGTTAAGAAACAGTATTCCTGTTATTCTTAGCCTTACAGTTTTTACTCATGTATCATCTGGTGATACAGATAGACAGACAGGTTCTGGACTTAACAGAAGCTTAAATAAAAATAAAGCTTGCTTTTGTAGTAAAACTTCATAAAACTATAAGGCAAGCCTGTATATAAAGGACAACTTCATATGGCAAGAAACCTCACAGAGAACCAACAAAAGTTTCTAGAAGTACTCTTCGATGATGCTGGTGGTGATGTTGTGCTTGCCAAGAAGTTGGCAGGTTACAGTAACGGCACACCGACTCGCATTATAGTGGAGGCACTTAAAGATGAAATTGGAGAAGCTACAAGATCTTATTTCGCCCGTACAGCGCCTAAAGCTGCAATGGCAATGGTACAGGCTCTGTCTGACCCTACAGAGCTTGGTATAAAAGATAAGATGAGTGCCGCTAAAGACTTGCTTGATCGTGCTGGACTTGGTAAAGTAGATAAAGTTGATGTTACCTCAAGTGGTGGCGTCTTTTATCTACCACCAAAAGAAGGTACTAACGAATAGTAAGACCAAAGCACATAAGCAGAGACTTAGAGTATTGGGAGCTACCTAAACCAAAACGCGGCAAAGAGAGAGAGTGGCACGTTATAGCCAGACTATCTAAGAAGCCGCCATTTGGTTATGAGATACACCCTGACAACGAAGACTTGTTACAGCCTATACCGATTGAGTTAGAAGCCTTAGAGCTTGCAAAGCGTCATCTTCAACAGTATAGTTACAGAGATGTAGCTAATTGGCTCACAAAACAAACTGGACGCAGCATATCACATGCAGGTCTTAGACAGAGAATAAATATTGAGCGAAGACGTAAAAAAGCTGCTACAATTAAACGGAACCTTGCCAAGCGGCTCGAAACGGCGTTATCCGAAATCGAGAGGCTCGAAAAAGGCCGTGTCGGAGCGTACTCAGAAGAGTGAGGCTGCAGTTGTCACACCAAAAGAAACTGTACCAGCGCAAGTAGTTGCTGCAGAGTTTGACGTTGAGGCAGCACAGGATGTGGTATTTAAGCCAAACCCCGGCCCTCAAACAGACTTCCTAAGCGCTTCTGAACGTGAGGTACTATATGGTGGTGCAGCAGGTGGCGGTAAGAGTTACGCAATGCTTGCTGACCCTTTACACGGTTTAAATGACCCAAACTTTAGTGGGTTACTTGTACGACACACTACAGAGGAATTACGTGAGCTTATTCAGAAAAGCCAAGAGCTTTACCCTAAAGCTGTTCCGGGCATTAAGTGGTCTGAGCGTAAGAGTCAGTGGACTACTCCGAAAGGTGGTAGGCTCTGGATGTCGTATCTTGATAAAGATATGGACGTTACTCGTTACCAAGGTCAGGCGTTTAACTGGATAGGCTTTGACGAGCTAACTCAGTGGCCTACCCCTTATGCGTTTGATTACATGAGGAGTCGCTTGAGGTCTGCACATAGTACGGACTTAGGTTTGTATATTCGTGCTACAACAAACCCCGGCGGCAGCGGCCATGCATGGGTTAAAAAGATGTTTATTGACCCTTCACCTTCTAATAAAGCATTCTGGGCAACTAACATAGAAACAGGGGATACCATTACGTTCCCTAGAGGTCACAGTAAAGAGGGTCAACCTCTGTTTAAGCGTAGGTTTATACCTGCCAGTCTGTTTGACAATCCATACCTAGCCGATACTGGTGATTACGAAGCTATGCTTTTGTCTTTGCCAGAGCACCAAAGAAAACAACTATTAGAGGGTAATTGGGATGTCAATGAAGGAGCAGCTTTCCCAGAGTTTAACAGATCCATTCATGTCATTGACCCTTTTGAAATACCAGACAACTGGGTTAAGTTTAGAGCTTGCGACTACGGCTACGGTAGTTATACAGGAGTTTTATGGTTTACTGTCGCTCCCGACGAACAGCTTATCGTCTACAGGGAGCTTTATTGTTCTAAAGTTACAGCTTCTGATTTAGCTGATATGATACTGGAAGCGGAATCTAAAGATGGTGGTATGCGATATGGCGTTTTGGATTCTAGTTTATGGCATAACCGTGGTGATACTGGGCCATCACTGGCTGAACAGATGAACATGAAGGGTTGCCGTTGGCGTCCTTCTGATAGATCTAGAGGCTCTCGTGTAGCAGGTAAGAACGAAATACATAGGCGTCTGCAGGTAGATGAGTTTACTGAGAAGCCAAGACTTGCTTTTATGAGTAACTGTACAAACACTTTAGCACAAATACCTATTATACCTCTAGATAAGAAAAACCCAGAGGATGTAGATACTAAAGCAGAAGATCACCTATATGATGCCCTACGTTACGGCGTTATGACAAGACCCCGTAGTAGAAGTATATGGGATTTCACGCCTGACAAACCAAATCAGGGCTTTCAAGCACAAGACACAACATTTGGATACTAAAACATGGCAGATATTGACGAAGTAACTTTTGATACAGATGAAGTTGTAGCTGCAGAGGACGCAGAGGATAGCATCTTTGAAGCTAAATCTAGCATTGTATCCTTTGTTGATGAACGCTTTAACAGAGCAGAAGATGCCCGAAAAAGTGATGAAGATAGGTGGTTACGTGCTTACCGCAACTATCGTGGTTTGTACGGGCCAGATGTAAAGTTTACAGACACAGAAAAGTCTCGTGTATTCGTTAAAGTCACGAAGACTAAGACCTTAGCTGCATATGGGCAGATTGTTGACGTACTGTTTGGGAACAATAAGTTTCCTATGTCAGTAGATCCATCTATTTTACCAGATGGTGTTGCTGAATCAGTACACATCAATATTGACCCTAATGCCGCAGCCGCTGGTGAAGCACTTAAAAGTGTAACACAAGACAAGCCTTCACGGCCCTACTTACTTGACGGTAATGAGAAGTTAAAACCCGGAGAAACGTTAGAAGATCTAAAGCAACGTTTAGGGCCACTCAGCGACAAGTTAGAATCCGTATCAGAAAAGGTTGTCGAAGGTGATGGCACAACGCCTACCACTGTTACATTTCACCCTGCTATGGTTGCAGCTAAACGAATGGAGAAGAAGATCCATGACCAGCTAAATGAGTCTGGTGCTTCTTTACACTTACGTTCTATGGCGTTTGAAATGGCTCTACTTGGTATGGGTGTTATGAAAGGCCCATTTGCTGTAGATAAAGAATACCCTAACTGGAATGATCAAGGTGAGTATGACCCTCTTATAAAGACTGTACCTGAGTGCAATCATGTAAGTGTGTGGAATTTCTACCCTGACCCAGAAGCTACATCTATGGATGATGCGGAGTACACTATTGAGCGTCACAAGATGTCACGCACACAGCTACGCTCCCTCAAGACACGCCCCTACTTTATGGATGATTCTATAGACATGGCGGTAGCCAAAGGCCCAGACTATGTGCAGAAGCACTGGGAAATGACTATGGAAGACAATCAGGTTCATGCTGAGTCTGAGCGTTGGGAAGTGTTAGAGTTTTGGGGTTTTGTTGATACAGACATCTTAGAAGAGCACGGTATTAAGATACCTACTTCTATGAAAGATTTAGATGAAGTAAGTGCTAACGTGTGGATCTGTAATGGTGAAGTACTGCGTATGGTACTAAACCCGTTCAAGCCATCACGTATACCTTACTATGCTACCCCATATGAGCATAACCCATACAGCTTCTTTGGTGTAGGTATTGCAGAAAATATGGATGATACTCAAACACTTATGAATGGCTTTATGCGTATGGCTATTGATAATGCGGCACTAAGTGGAAACTTGATCATTGAGGTTGACGAAACGAACATGGTGCCGGGCCAAGACTTATCTGTGTACCCTGGAAAAGTGTTTAGGCGTCAGGGGGGTGCAATGGGGCAGAGCATCTTTGGCACCAAGTTTCCCAACGTAGCACAAGAGAATATGCAACTGTTTGATAAGGCAAGGGTTTTAGCGGATGAGTCAACTGGATTTCCATCTTTCGCACATGGTCAGACAGGCGTGTCTGGAGTGGGTCGTACTGCTTCTGGTATTAGCATGCTTATGTCTGCTGCCAACGGCTCTATCCGTACTGTAGTAAAGAACGTGGATGACTACTTGATTCGCCCTCTAGGTAAGGCATTCTTTGCATTCAACATGCAGTTTGACTTTGATGAGAAGATTAAAGGTGATCTAGAGGTACGTGCGTCTGGTACAGAAAGCTTAATGGCTAACGAAGTACGGTCACAGCGTTTGATGCAATTCTTACAGGTTGCACAGAACCCAGTACTGGCACCTTTTGCTAAGATGGACTACATCATTCGTGAGATTGCTAAGTCTATGGATCTTGACCCAGACAAGGTTACTAACTCCATGCAGGATGCGGCTATTCAAGCTGAGATCTTGAAGGGCTTTCAGCAGCCCGCACAGCCCCCTGCAGGGCCAGAAGGTGTTGCAGCACCAGAGGGTGCTCCACCTCAAGGACAAGGCCCACAGGGCGTAGCTGATACGTCTGGTGGCGGTGGTTCGCAGATGGGCATAGGTACAGCACCTACACCTAATGAACAAGGGTTTACTGGTAATGTCGCTTAAACAGTTTGTAAATAATAAACAAGCTATCGAAGAGTTTTATGCACACATTGATGATCTAGTCACTATACAGCATAGAATCATTGAAAACGCAGATACACCTCTAGAAGTACACAGAGCACAGGGTGCAATTGGTGTGCTAAGACGATTAAAGCTACTCAGGGAGACAGTCAATGGATTTAGTAAGTAAACAGACTGATGAGGCATTAGGTTTTGCAGCAGAGTCTGCTAAAGCCGTTGAAGATGCCCCACAAGTCAATACTGACTTATCCTTTAAAGACGCAGCTACTTTTGTTGCATCAGCTACACCCGTCATTGGTGATGCTATGGCAGCTAAAGAAGTATATGATGAATTAAACAAAGAAGATCCAAATTACTTTCTTGCGGGTGCACTAGGCGGGGCTGCTCTTGTAGGGCTTGTTCCGGGATTGGGTGATGCTGCAGCTAATGCGATAAGGGCTGGTGCTAAAAAGGCTGCAGAAACTGTAAAGCGTGTTGAGGTTGACCCCAATGCGTTAGGTAGTATGGGTGGTAATATTAGGTTAAAGGGTGAGGCCGGAACAGGCATACCAAAAGTAAACATGATTGCAGATACCCCTGCAGGATTAGATAATAAAACAGTAACGCAGTCTGCTGTTGATCTTATGAACGAACCTGCTTTTGGAGAAGGTTTTGCTGAGAGGTTACAGAAAGTTGCTGCTGAGAATAGTATTGCTGCAGGAGATAAAACTTTTTCACCAATGCAAGTTTATACTGAGTTAAAAGACAGAGTAGGTAGTGACGATTTTACAGTAGTGCCCTCAAAGCCTAGACCACTTACTTTAGATGCTACTTCTGACGCTGTAGATGATTTAGGTTTTTCCGAAAAAGACCTAGCTGATTGGAAGGCAGAAAACTACGCAAAAGATAAGTTTAGAATACCGCCAGACGATGAAATGGCTGCTGCAGCTACCAATCTTCGTGAGGGTAAAATAACATCAGAAGAGTTTAGAAAGCTCTCAGATGAGAGACAACCTATCAAGCCTATTACGGAGATGCCAAAGTTTCCAACAAAAGAAGAGGTTGTAAAGGCTTTACACGCTACAGATCCACGAAAAACAAAGAAAGGTGTGTTAGGTGTAAATAAAGCTATCGAAGATGGTACACTTATTTCTTCTAGATTAGATATACCTGCTTATAATAACTCTGATACTTGGGTTGTATCCTTACATGATGGTTCCGTAAAAGACGGTAAAACGGTAGGTTATGGGCAGTCTGCTGTTCTTAATAATGTAAACTTCACCACTAGTCCATTAGCAGCTTCAAAGATTGCTACAGGTTCAGCAAAAACTACTATTGCTAGAATGCAAGGTGAGTGGCAGAATATGGATCCAGAAGATGTTTATAAGACAGTAGAGACTCTGTTTGATGACCCTGAGTGGGTACAGGTAGGTATGAATCCTTATAGAGCTTCGTACTTTTATGATAAAGCTGATGGTATGCCTGTTGTTTCTGCTGAGCAAGTAATGCAAGTAGGCCCATTAGTATTTGCTAAAAAGGCAAAAAAGACAACGCCTGATGATCCTCAATTTGAGTTTGAGAATAAAGTCACAGGTGTTAAAGCAAATTTTAACGAAGGTGGAATGGCTATGGATGAACAAACTAGAATGGCCTTTGCGCTTGGTGGCTCAGTAGAGGATGTAGACCCCGTATCAGGTAATGAAGTACCTACAGGTTCACTACCCGAAGAGGTACGTGATGATATTCCTGCACAGCTAAGTGAAGGCGAGTATGTTGTACCCGCTGATGTAGTACGCTTTTATGGTGTTAAATTCTTTGAGGATCTCCGCACACAAGCCAAAGAAGGCTTTGCTGATATGGAAGCCAATGGGCGCATAGGTGGAGAGCCACTACCACCAGAGGGCATGGAGATGGTTGAGCCAGATGGCGAAGACTTCCCGTTTGACATATCTGAGCTACAGACAGTCGCAGAAGATCAGCCTATGGTCAATATGAAGGACGGCGGGTACTTAAAAGGCTATAGCGAGGGTGGCTTTGAGGCACCTGCTGCACAGGGTATACCTGACGTTTCTTCTATCTTTGAAACAAACTTTATGGCAGATAATATTGAGTATAAAGTGTATACCGATCCTAGAACCGGCGCTAAGACTACTTTACGATTTGTTAATGGGGTTCCTGATGCTGCAGCACAAGCATTAATTGATATAGGCTATACAGCATCTGAAGGATCTGATTCTAGCCCAGAAGTTAAGATAGATCAGCCTGATACAGGTGAGTCATCTTCAGTAAACCCTAATTCTGAGGTAAGTGCGTTTAAAACCGAAGAAGAGAAAGTAAAAGCTGCTGAAAATACTTTTAAAGATTACAGCGATGATGACCTATTTAGCTTGGCAGAAAAATTAGGTGACCCAAAAGTAAACAAAGCAATTACAGGAATATCTAGCTTTGCTGGCCCTGTAGGTCTTATTGCCTCTATAGGTAAAAGGGTTGCTGGTTTCTCTGTAGCTAGAGAATTAGAAAAGCGTTACAAGCTTGCAAAGACTGACGAAGATAGAGATAAAATACAAAAGCTATTTGATGGTGTAACCACTAGAGGTAAAGAACGTGAGAAGGGTATTACTGGCGGCGGCGGTCTACTAGGTGGCGGTGGCATCCTTCAAGATGTAGATGGTAGTGGTACAGTAGACTTTGGTGACACTTGGTTAGGAGATATGCTTGGGTTTGACGTAGGTGGTTCTGGTATTCAAGGCCCAAGTCAGTCAGATAGCTGGGATGGTGCAAGACGTACAGGTGGTACAGGTTCAAAGGCTAACCTAGACTTAGGTAAACATGTAGGTACTGTTACTAAAGACGATATTACTAAACCTGCACCTAAACCTTCTAGTAATAGGGATAATGGCCCAAGTCTTGCAGAAAGAATTAGCGCTACATCTAAGCAGAAACAAAATGAAAAAGCTGCAAAAGAAGCTAAAGAACAGAGCGCACCAAGCTACAGCGGCTCTTCTGAAAAAGCAAAGGCTACATCACAAAAAACAGAATCTGAATTAGAGTCTTCCTATGGTATGCTTAACAAAGGCGGCTTGATGAAGAAGAAAAAGAAGAAATAACTAAACGACAATAAATAACTATAAGGCTACCCAGCTTAGGCTGGCCCCAACATAAAGGAGTAAGAAATGTCGGAAGCCCAAACTATTGCAGTTGAATCTGCATCACACATGCGTAATATGTCTCGTGTACAGAGAGATGAACAGGAGTTAGCTCAGCTTTTAAAAGATGCTGGCATAAAACAGGACGATGAAGAGCAAGAAGCCTCAACAGAAGAAGCTACTCAAGAAGAATCCAGTAGCCCAGAGTCTGTCGAAGCCCCAGTACCACCAACAAGTGATACCAAACAAGAAGAAACC